CAATAAGGCGGGGCCGTCCGGTTGATCCGGACCGAACTCCGAGACATCTTTGCCGGGGGCGAGGTAGCCGGTGTCCTTGTAGAACATGGTGGCAAGCCGGTCGAAGCGCGCGCCTGGGCGCTCGCCGTCCTGCGCGAAAACATCGGCAAGCTCGGTGAGCGCAGCCAGCAGATCAGGCGCGGCGGCGATCAGGCGGGCGTTGGCTTCTGCTTCGCCACCTGGAATGATCCCCTCAATACCAACAATCTCAGTCTCGCCATTGGTTACATTCCAGCCGGCGAGATATTCCTTCTCTGGGTCAAAAGGCCGCGCATGCTCATCGACGCGCATGTCAGGTTCAAACTTCCAAGGACCAGGGGTATGTTGTGCGCTCATCGTCCGTTCTCCAAAGCAAGGGGTTCTTCCATCGCCCACCGAGCCTCCTGCTTGGCACGCTCGCGGGCATCGTGTGCAGCGAACGAAGCCAGCGCACGATCGCGGTTGGCGCGGTAGTCAGCTTCCCGCGCGTTGAAGCGCTCGGACGTCGCAACCAAATCGCCGGCTATGTCGATCAGGATGCGCTCGAAGACGTCGGGGCGGTCGATGTGGCTCATGCCGACACCTCATCACCATGCAGCGCACGGTCCTCATGATGGGCGTTCTCGCGAGCCTCGGAAAGCAACGCGGTAAGCGCGCCCTCCGCACGGTCCAGCTCGTCGCCGTCGAAGCGCTGGAAGTCCTTGCCCCGAATCATGACGAGCATGGTTTCGAGCTGGGTAACGACCGGCGGAGTGGCGGACGCACGCACCCAGTCGTCATCATCGAGATGCGCACACTCCTTCCACAGGCAATAGATCTCGTTGTGAGGGGCGCCCACATCAATCGTGAAACTGTCTCCGTCTTCCTTAAGAACGAGGTAGCGCTTGCCGGGCGTAATGTACGATGCGGCACAGGACGACAGTTCGCTCGGCGCCTGCGCATAAAGCGTTTCCATCGCCATCTTCTGGCACTCGTCGCGGGTAAGGTCTCGGGTCATGCGCTGTCTCCGGGTTGCGCTTCGTTGGGAGGGGTATGGGGGAGGATTTATCGTTTGGCAATCGCTTTCTTTCATTGACGCATCAATTCTTTTGCGATAGCGATTGAGAATGGAAAAACAGCAAGCCATTGCGGCAATCCGAGAGCGGGCCAACGGGGTCCGCATTCCCATCTACAAGCTGTGTGAGAGCGTGAAGGTTTCGCCCGCCACGTTCACCAGGTGGAACAGCAATCCTGAGTCCGCCCGGTGGTCTGTGATCGGGCGGCTGGAAAAGAAACTCACAGAAATGGAGGCAGGGCAATGAATGACTGGCAACCGATCAAGACCGCGCCGCGCGACGGGACACGCTTCGACGTATGGGTGCCGTCTGCGGTCGGCGGCTATCGAGTTGCCGACCTCTGGTTCAATGCCCGCGGATATCTAACCCGCGATGGTGTTCAGCCCAGAGACCTCGCACGCTGGCCCACTCACTGGATGCCGCTACCCGCAGCCCCAAACCAGGACCCCACATCATGAGCCTCCTAATCAACGCCCCCACGATCGCCCACAACCGCACCGGCAGCTATGACACCGTGATGGCGTCGCGCGAGCTGTTGCGGAGGCAGTTAATGGCCAGGCAGCATCAGATTACGTGTCGGGTGCGGTTCAAGGCTGCTGTTGCGAGTGTGGCGTTGTGAGATACTGCTCGTTTGAAGAGCAGCGGATGCTCTCGGCGGGCATGACTATCGACGCAGAGGCTGTCGCCAAGAGTAAGGCAGCACAAGCTGCACGCGATGATGCGCGCTACCAAGCATGGATTGCTAAAGGATGCCGTCCTTCACCGCCTCAGCCACAAAATCCGAAGGCGCAACGCCCCAAAAGGATCCGACGCTACGGTGAAGCGCTGCCGCTGCTAAAGCGCATGGTTATTGAGCAAGCAGGACGCTGTGCAAGCTGCGGACAGCCACTCACATTAGAAAACTCCGACCGTGGGGAGTGCCCCACCGTGGACCATGTTGTCCCACGCGCACGCGGCGGCGCCAACCGCGGCAACCGGGTCGCAATGCATGGCCGCTGCAACAACCTGAAATCCGACCGCATGCCCAACGGCTGCGAACGTCTTATGCTTATTGTCGTCAACACAAGGATTCCATCATGAGCCCCCTGAACTTCACCCCCGAACAGCGCGAGGACATCCGTGCACGTATCGCCAAACGCGAGGGCGCTAAGTCCATCGCGGCATCGTATCACGCTAGCCCGAACACCATCATCCGCATGGTCAAGCGGTTCGATCTGGGACCGTGGAGAACGCCGACCAGCGTTCCGGTCATGCCGATCCCCAACGACTTCCTGCAGGTCGCACCAGGCAAGACGCTGACGCAGATCGCAGCGCATTACGGTATCAGCCGGTCGACCGCGAGCAGGATGCAGGAGCGCGCTGGGGTCGTCCCGAACGTCCCCACCAAGGTTCGTGTCAAGGCGACGTCACAGAGCAAACCCGCCAAACCCGCGCAGTTCGTCCGTAACTACAGCGCGGCGCCTGTGGACCGGCCGCAACGTGATATGTCGCCGGCTGGTCTTGCTCAGGAAATTCTCCAGCGGGATCGGTGGACGGTGTTTCGGTGTAATGCCGATGGCCGACCGAACATATCCGGCAAGTTCTGGTTGTGTGGGCGGGTTGTATGTTCCGATCAGGAATTGATCGAGCGGGCGGCTCGGGCTGAGAGAAGGATGGCGGCGTGACTGAATATGCCAAAAACCATTGGCCCACGCTGTCATGGGCACTGGAAAATCCGACACTGCGCATCATTTCGATGGGTGCCGGTCTCGATACGACCGCGCTAGCGTTGATGGCGGCTCGCGGTGAAATTGGCCCAATGCCTGATTGCGCTATTTTTGCAGACACCGGCAACGAACCGGCGCGGGTCTATAAACACCTCGACTGGCTCGCCACTCAAGTGCCGTTCCCGATTTACCGGGTGAAGCGAGATGGGCTAAGTCTAGGCGACTTTCAAGCCGACACCGCCAGTCTGAAACTGAAAGGCCGCTCGACTATCCCGCTTTATCTTGCCCGTCCGGACGGCATGATGGCGAAGCAGTGCAGCAAGGAATGGAAGACTCGCGTTGTCCAGCGGAAGGTTATGGAACTGCTCGGCATGAAGCCAGGACAGCGCGGCCCCAAACATCCCATTGTTGAACAGTGGATCGGTATGGACCGCGGCGAGCTAGAGCGGGTCAAAGTTTCAGAAAAGAAATGGGTCCATAATCGGCATCCTCTGATTGAACGCGACATGCGGCGTCGTAATGTCATCCAATGGATGGAGGAACGGCAGTATCAAACACGGCTAAAGTCCTCTTGCGTGTTTTGCCCGTTCCGCGATGACGAGGCGTGGCAGGACATGAAGGACAACGATCCTGCCGACTTCGAAGAAGCTTGCCGGTATGACGATGCCTTTCGCGCTGGTTTCGCCGGTATGGAGGGCGAGGCTTTTGTTCATTGGACGCGCGTGCCGTTGCGGGAAGCTCTTTTCGATTTGCGAAAGCCGACAACTGGTGTTCTTTTCAACATGAATGAATGTGGCACTGTTTGCGATGGAGCAATGTGATGCAACCCCTAGACACCTCCACCCTAGGCGCAATCCGCGTCGACACCAACGCAAACACGGTGAAAGCCCAGGTCGTGCGCGATGCAATCCTTGCGATCGCCGACACCACCACGAATCACCGCGTCCTCACCGCCGCCATGCAGCTCGTCGCGCAGATGTCGGATGAGGAGGCGCGGAAGTTGGGGAGGTTGTTGCGATAGGGCTTGACGGCGTTCTTCAATAGGAACATATCCGTGTCTCCATTTAGGAGAACGCCACATGGCTCCATTCACGACATTCAGCCCGCCCGGTAAGCCGCACATCGTCTGTCATGCCGAATATGAGCAGGGCAGTGAGCAGTGGTTGCAGGCACGGTGCGGGTTGCTCACTGCCAGCGAAATGAAGCTGCTGGTGACCGAAAAGACGATGAAGGCCGCCAGCAACGACAAGGAACGGTCGCACCTGTTCGAGCTGCTAGCCCAGCGCGTCAATAAATACGTCGAGCCGCATTTCTTCAGCTTCGATATGGAGCGCGGCCACGCTGACGAGGTAGAGGCGCGCATCGTTTACGACGCCAACTACGCCGAGACCAGCACCGATGTCGCTTTCATCACGAACAGCGCGCACGGGTTCACGCTCGGCTATTCGCCGGATGGACTGGTGGGCGATGATGGCGCGATTGAGTGCAAGAGCCGTCGCCAGAAATACCAGATGCAGACGATCCTAGAAGGCGGTGTGCCGTCTGAGTATCTAATGCAGCTACAGACCGGCTTGCTGGTCAGCGAGCGCGCATGGATCGACTTTATCTCGTACAGCGGCGGCATGCCCATGTATGTCGAACGCGTCTATCCCGACGATACAGTGCGCGAGGCGATAATCAATATTGCCGGCGACTTCGAGCGGCGGTTGTCCGAGAAGCTGGCGCTCTACCACGAAAACGCCGCCAAATTCATTCCCACCGAACGCAAGATTGAACAGGAGATGTTCGCATGAATATGCTTGACACGATCGTACCTCGTTCCGACCAGATCAACGCAGACGACCTGATCGGGACCACGATGGTTATCACCATCCGCGAGGTCAAATTCCACCACGGATCCGAGCAGCCGGTATCGATGTTTTTCGACGGCAGCGATAAGGCATACCGCCCCGGCAAGTCCATGTGCCGCGTTCTGGTGCATGCCTGGGGGCCTGACGCCAACGCTTATGTCGGTCGGTCGCTGAAACTGTACCGCGACCCCTCTATCCGCTTCGGCAAGGACGAGGTGGGCGGTATCCGTATCAGCCACATGTCGCATATCGAAGGGCCGCTGAAGCTTGCCCTGACCGCGACCCGCGGCAGTCGGAAAGCGTATCAGGTCCAGCCACTTGAGGTCGAGCGCCAGGCACCCACCGCTGAGTCTCTTACGCTCGACGCAGCCCGTACGCTGGTCGAGGAAGCCGCCGACATGACCGCGCTCGAACAGGTGTGGAAGCGCAAGGCAATGGCGCCGTTCCGTGACGAGCTGGCTGAGACGCTGGCGTTTCGGAAGACGCAGTTGGCGCCGGTTGTCGATGAAGCGGATGGAGGTTTCGCGCAGTGACTGACGCCGAAATCATCAACGCCCTCGGCGGCTGTGCATCCCTCGGTCGCGAGTTCGGCCGCAACACCAAGAGCGTCCACAACTGGAAATCGCGCGGGATACCCTGGCGGTGGCGCGCGCCCGTCGTTGCGCTCGCGAAACGCAAAGGGGTTAAGCTGCCGGGGGACTTTTTGACTAGGGAGATGGAATGATGGGCTGCGATATTCATGCATACGTGGAATATGCCGACAAGGACCGCGAGAAACCGTATTGGATGGCGCTTGCCACGCGGTGCAACCCCGGTCGCGACTATCAGCTGTTCGCTAAATTGGCCGGGGTGCGGACCGACAATGAGAAAGACCAGATTATCCCGCTTAGGGGTAGCCCCGGAGACGTATCGCTGACCGTTCAGTGGGAAAACCAGCTATACGTTTCGGATGAGGGGTCCGGCGAAGATACTTGCACCGCGGAAAATGCGGCAAGGTGGGTCGAGAGTGGAGCTAGCGAGTGGGCGAACGAACGCCGCACGGCTGTTACAAACCCGGATTACCACAGTCATTCATGGTGCACCCCGGCGGAGTTTCGGGCGGTTCTGGAGGCACCGCAGAGTTGGCCGGTGAGAAGCCCGTATTGGGCGGTTCTTGCGTCTATGGAAGAATTCGAGCGCCGCGATTGCCTGGCCCGCCTAGTTTTCTGGTTCGACAATTGAGCGGGGGTTACGGCGGCAAACCCCGCCACCACGCAAAACCCGATATGACGGTCGCGCAGTCAACGCTGCAGTTGCGGAACCTGTTGATCGGATGCTCGGACAACGCTCTAGCCGCGATGGATGCCGACTATCTGAGCCGCTGCTACAAGGTCAAGCCGATGGTCGCCATGCAGATGTTGCGGGACCAGCGCGAGCATAGGAGGGCGAGAGAGTGATCCTGCTTACCGACTTCGACAAAATGGAGGCGCCACTAAAACCGGTGGCGCGCTTCACCGTCCAGCCGCCCGACAAGTCACCAGCAACCGAGCTGCAGCGTCAGGCGACGTTCCTGAAGCTCATGCGGACCCTCGCGCCCAACGTCATCTGCTACGCTAACACCAACGGTACGCATATCGCGTCGTTTGCTGGTCGGGCTAAGGCGGACAAGGAGGGGCGCACGATCGGGGTTTGCGATGTCAACTGCGTCTGGAATCGCGGGGTTGCCTGGATCGAGTTCAAGGCGGGTAAGGGGGCTATGTCGCCGGCGCAAATCGAGTTCGGTAACAGGCTGCATGATATGGGTCATCATGTGGCTTGTTTTCGCGATCCAGGTGATGCTGTGGATTGGGTGCGCTCGCTTGGCGCGCCGGTTCGCTCATCCTCGTAGACAGAGCGCCATGTGCCTGATAGAGTTAAGCCCCGGCTGCGGTGAGGACCGCGACCGGGGCTTTTTAACATCGCCTTTTGGGAGGCAACGAATGACAAATACCGTTTCGGGCGGCGCATTGCAAGCCGTCTCCGTGCCGCAGCACAACATTGACACCTACGAAATCCCCGAGTGGGGCGAGGCGCAAGATGGTTCGCGCGTCCAGCTTGTGCAGGATGACGAGCTACAATCAGACTTCGCCGACTGGACTGCGGGTGCCTGTACGCACCCGGGCCAATTCACCGGAAAGACGATCAACGCAATTGGTGCCGTCGTGTTCAAGCGCTACTGCAAGACTTGCGGCATCGCGACGACGCAGAGCCTCGCGCATCGCACGATCGCTAACACCGATATCCAGCCGATAGACCCGGTGAAGCGCGAACAGCTTATTGACAGATACGCGCGGCAGCGCCGGCACGATTACGATGCGATGGCGAACCGTTGCGCCGACCGTTCGCAGCCCCAACGCCGCTCGTCTTATGCTGAATACCTTGCCAGCCCTCAATGGAAGGCCCTACGCGCTCACGTCATGGACCGTTGCGGCGGTTTGTGCGAAGGTTGCCGCGAAAACGCTGCTGAAGACGTCCACCACCTGACTTACCAGCATATCCGCCGGGAGTTCGCGTTCGAGCTGGTAGGGCTTTGCCGGGAGTGTCATACACGCTGGCATGAGGATATGGGCGAATGGAAAGCGGCATAATGGCGACGGCCCAGAGCAACCCGAATCCCGCATGGCATGATTACAGGGTCGCAACGTTCGCCGGGTCTCGCGATACCCACCTGCACACCGGAGAAGACTACCCCTCCATAACGCTCGGTTCGATCTTCGAAGCCAAGCCGCAAGCCAAACCCAAAATGTCCGGACCGGCGTTCCTCGCATCGGGCTATTGCAACTACGATGCGCGCTCGCACGAGGCGCAACGCCAGCACGGTTCGTTCGTCGCGCTGGTCGGGGATATCGACAGCGGCAATCTGCCGATCGCGACCATCCAGCAAGCCGCGGAACGGTTCGCGGACGGTGCTGCATGGCTAGTCTATTCGAGCGCGCACAGCCGCCCCGGGGATCTTCGGTGGCGCATCGTCTTTCCGTTGGCCGCGCCGGTCGCGTTCGGGGAATGGTATGACGGGCAGATCAGTCTGTTCGCCTACATGGAGGGCGCCGGCGTTCCGATGGATCACGCGCTCTCCCGAGCCGGTCAACCGATCTATCTGCCGAACGTGCCGGAGTCCTACAAGGACGGCTCGCCCCTTTGGGATAGGAACGGGAAGCCGCTCTATTACCAGACCGCCCGGAGCGACATGGGCGCGGAAGGCTTAGACCTGTCGCGCGGTATCGTCGCTGGTGGCATCTCGGCTATCCGACAGAAGCGCGCAGCAGACGATCGCGAGCGTGACGCCCTCCGCAAGATCGCAGCACAGAAATATGCGAACCGCGCTCAGCAAGAGGGCGGCAACATTATCGAGCAGTTCAACGCCTCGACCAGCATCGAAACCATGCTGGCGCTATGTGACTATGAGCAGAGCCCGCGTCACCCCGAGGATTGGCGGTCACCCAAGCAGACCGGCGATACGTACGCTACGCGCATTATTGAGGACAAGTGGGTCAGCCTGTCAGCTAGCGATGCAGCGTCGGGTCTAGGCTCAAAGTGTCACAGCGGCTGTTTCGGGGACGCCTACGACCTATACGTACATTACAAGCATGGCGGGGACCACAGGCGGGCGTATCGCGAGATTGGGCAGGAGCAGCGCGGCAATGTCGTGCAAGGCAATTTCCGCGGCGAGGCCGACGACCCTGGCTGGCAGGAGATGCCGGATTGGGCACAGTCCGAGCCGAGCGAGAACGACCCCGCCGACGCTTTTGAGGCTGCAGCCCTGCCCGAGATCTTCGAACTTCTGGATATTGACGAGCTGGAAAACCTCCCGCCCCCAACGTGGCTGGTCCACGAGCTTATCGCCGATCATGGGCTAAGCATTCTTTACGGTGCACCTGGCACGGGCAAGACGTTCATCGCGCTCGATATGTCGCTGAGGATCGCGCACGGGCTAGACTGGCATGGCTCCAAGACCTGCCAAGCCGGCGTCCTCTATATCGCAGGCGAAGGCGCTAGGGGCATCGGAAAGCGCGTCAAGGGTTGGCGTCGGGAACATGGCTTGGACGGCGTGACCGCGCCGTTCCTTGCCCTTCCCGTCCCCGTGCAGATGCTAGACGAGAACGACCGCAAGAAGCTTCTGCGGACGATCGAGGCCGCAATCGCGCGCATGGAGTGGCAGGTCGGACTTGTCGTCATTGACACTGTTAGCCGCGCGCTTGCTGGGCAGGACGAGAATGGACAAGAGGCAATGACGCTGTTCGTCAACGCCTGTAACGCGGTCCAGACCTTCACCGGCGGCGCCGTCTTGGGCGTCCACCACAGCGGCAAGGATACCACGAAAGGCATGCGTGGCTCTACGGTGCTGCTTGGCGGCTGCGACGCCTCTATCTGCCTTAATCGTGACGAGGATGGCCGGGTAAAGCTGGAGGTGGAAAAGCAGAAGGACGCCGAACAGGGCGAGCCGATCATGGTCACGCTTAAGAAGGTGTTTTGGGAGGTGGACGGGGGCGAGCAGTCCACGCTTGTGCCTTACAAGTCGGACGCGCCGGCTATTATGAGCCGCCAGCTATCGACGACAGAAGCCCGCGCTATTTTCGAGCTGGTGGCGCTCGCATGGGCCGATAAGTCGCCTTGGTCTACCGCTCCCCAGTCCAAGCGCCGGGGCCGCTACCTGCCTTCACTGATGGCCGGCAAATACGGCATCACCGAGGAATCCGCACTCGGCTATGTCATCGGCTGGCAGGAAAATGGTTTGATGCGGCACGGGGTTTGCGACGCAGCGAACAAGGTTAGCGGTCTCGAAGTTGTGAAGGATATGTCATGACCGCGCAACAGAATAACGCGGGAAGCATTTTCGGCGTTTTGATAATTGCGCACGGGAAGCTGGCGGGAAGGGCACGGGAAGCGCTGGGAAGCCCGGAATTAAAAGAAAGAACCAAAGAAAACGCGCGTGCACGCGCACGTATGTACGTGCGCGCACGCGTAGCAATAAGTGTGCCAGTTTCATGACATCAGACGACCACTACCGCCTCCACCTAAACCGCAACCAGGCAACCAGACGCCGCGACCTGTACGCGACGGACCCGATCTACCGGCTGACCAAGCTGAAGGCGCTGTGGGAGGTCAGGGAGCGGCATAGACGGGCGGGGCGTCGGTTCTGTCGGGTCGATGGCAAGCGAGTGTGGATGTGACCGACATGCCCCTCACAACCTTCCTCATAGCTTTGATGAAAGCCGACCCCGCCACCCTCCGCAACGCCAACGTCGACAAACTGGCTGCGCGCTATGGGGTGCGGGCGCAGGATGTGCGGGGGTATCTTGGGTTGGTGGTGCGTTATGGCGCTTGACGGGGTGGCGTGTGGCGCGTATCTAGGTGGGGAAGGAGATTGATATGACTGAAGCATGGAAGCGTTACGCTGCTGACTTCGAGGCAATGACCGACGACGAGATCGAGGACGTGTCTCGCGAAGAGCGTGCAAAGCTGGATGAGGCCGAGAGCTGGCTTGAAGCCGTTGCATCGTGGGAAGCTGCCGGCAAACCCCGGAGTGACGCAGCATGAGCCAGACAGTCGCAGAAGCCGCAGCCGCGTATCGTAAGCGGCGGGGGGAGAAGATGGCGCGGTATGAGGCGGCGCTGGAAAGCATTGCCAACAACATGACGCTTGCAGAGGTCCAGAAGGAGTTTGGCGATGATGCCGACTACGAAGGCGCTTACAATGCTTTCATCGCCATCGCCCGCAACGCCCTCAGCCCGGAGAAGAATGATGGTTGATTGGTCGAAGCCGATCGAGGCGGTTCATGACGTGACAGGCGAGGTGGTCCATGTCGCCCATGTCGAAAGCGACAAGCATGGCCGTCGTAAGATCATCCCGCCGGTAGACGGGTGCTGGTGGTTCAATTCGGATGGCAAGCATGGTGTGGAAGACGCGGCTTGGTCTGTCCGCAACGTCGCGATGGCCTCACAGCACCCCTCAGAGCCTCACCAGGCATCGAAAGGCGCTTCCGGGTACGATGAGGCCCTGATTGAGCGGATGGCGCTCCTGTGCCGGGAAATGGCGGGCGCTGATGCCGGCGACACCAAGCAGCAGTGGTCCAATCATGTCGAAGCCCGCGCGATCGTCGCTGAGATGGCGCCGGTGGTGGAAGAAGAGGCAGAGTCTGAAGCCAACCGTATCGTTGACGAGCTGATGCCCGCTGGTGGCGAGATCATGTTCGATAGCTGGCAGTGGAAGGCAATGGTAGCTTGCTACCGTCGCGGTCGCGAACACGCCGCCCATCTGCGGCTTCATGCAAAGGGAGGAACGAGATGAGCGACGGCAAATGGTTTTGGTGGGCCGGTCCCAACGAGGAAGAGTTCACACTAGCTGGTCCTTGCCGCACCCGCGAAGGCGCAATCGACGATGCCTATGGCGGGACAGAGCCCGGCGATGTGATTCACCTCGTTGAGGCCATCGCTGATGATGAGGTCGACGACTGCACTGGGCTCTACCCGTTCATCCAGCAGCGCAATCTCAGTGTTGTGACACGCGGCGAGGACAAGGATCCTGCCCCCACCCATTCGGGAGCACCCCAATGACTGAGAACGTATCGCCGGAGATGGTGGGTCGGATGATCGCGCTGGTGCGGTCAATGGCGAATGGAGGGCCATCGGCAATTCGCCGATCAATGGGTGTCTACATGGGGCCGCTTGAGCACCTTGATGAAGCGAAGGCTATCGCAGCCAGTTTCACAGTGCCAACCGACCCTGATCTGCCGGAAGCACAACGGATCGTGTGCAAGCACTTTCGCGATGGCACCTATTACGATTCAGGGCCCGAGGTTCAGTCGGTGTTGGAAGCCCTCAAGTCCCGCACCCTCGCCACCCAAGGAGACCGCTGATGTGCAGCGACGGCGTACCTATCCTAGCCATCAAAGTAGACCGTGAAGGATTTTTTGCTGAGCAAAACGATGGCATCCTTCTCACCGGAGGGCACCGCTCTGAGGATTGCGAGGGCTTCATCAAGATCCTGCATCTGAACGGTAATAGCTTCGAAGCGGCAGACGCTCATTTGCGGTCGGATACGGGTGGGTCTTTTACCCTTCAGGCTGATGAGGCGTCTTACGACCTCTTGTTTGAGTTCGACGAGGACACAGCGGTCAAGATGAAGGGCGGGTTTACGCTTAGCGTGCGCCCGAAGGTGCAGCAGTGACCGCACCCCTGCCCTTCCGCAAGCGCCTATACCGCCGCCTCGGGCAGATGTTCCTGCGGTGGGCTGAGACAGACGGGGGGAAGTGGTGATGGGTACGATGGTGTTGCTGGCGATGCTGACGCTTGCGCTCTGGCTGTGGGTCGTTGTCGCTGGCAAACTCGTGAGAGGAGCGGAAGTATCAGCCAGCTTGCTTTTCCTCGCTTCGGCATCCGTGATTGGTTCGCTGTACATGATGGGGTGCATCCCATGACCTTCCCCCGCCACCGCTGGTTCTCCCACGGCTTCTGGCACGGTCTCGGGGGTGCCTTGTCTCGGAGAGTGGTTCGGGCTATATTCGGGTGATGGAAAACCAGCAAAAAAGAGGCGGGGTACAGAACCTAACGAACGCTGGCAAAGGCCGGCCGAAAGGCGTTCCCAACAAGAACACCAAGTTGGTCAAGGAGGCAATTGCCGAGGCATTTGAACGACTTGGCGGCGCTGATCGGCTGGTCAAATGGGCGCAGGAAGATCCTGACAACGAAAAGGTATTCTATACCTCGCTGTTGCCGAAGTTGATCCCGGTCCAGACCGAGCTTAGCGGTCCTAACGGTGCGCCCATCGAGACGCGTGCGCTGCCTGTCGCCAAGCTGTCCGAAGGCGCATTGCGCGAGATTGCGGAGGCGCGTGGTGAGTAAGGACGACGGTCGCGAGCTGGAGCTAGCCCTACTCCGCAACAAGCTGGCGAAGTCCGAGCAGATGGGTTCAGGGTACGCTGATCGTATCGAGGCGATCAAGGCGAGGATTGCTGAGCTTGAGGCTAACTGAAGCCGACCGCCAGGCTGCATCGGACGAGCTGGCACGCCGCTACGTCGCTGACTTCGCATGCTCGGTGGATATTCCCACAGTCCCGGTTAGCGAAGATCCTGACGAGCCTAAGTTCGACGCGCTACACCAGCCTAAGCTTGCCAGCCATCACGCGTTGCTACTACGCAAGCTGCAGCTTCTCGGTACGGCGGCTGTCCCTAACCTGATGGTCCTTATGCCGCCGGGTTCTGCCAAATCGACTTATGTCGATGTCGTCTACGTCCCGTGGTTCATGGCGACGAAGCCGAAGCGCAACGTCATCCTCGCGAGCTATGCCAGCGACATCGCCAAGAAGCAGGGGCGCCGCGCTCGGCAGCTCATCAAGACGCCCGGGTTCAACCGCATCTTCCCGGGCTGTGCGTTGCGCGGCGACCAGGCGGCGGCTGATGAGTGGGCGCTGGAGAACGGGTCGGAATACATGGCTGGCGGTATCTTGTCGGGTCTGACCGGCAACCGTGGAGCGTTGGGCGTGCTGGATGATCCCATCAAGGGCAGACAGGCAGCGGAGTCGCAGGTGATCCGCGACACGACGTGGGACGCCTACACGGACGATTTCTGCTCGCGCCTCATCCCAGGTTCGCCACAGATCATGATCCTTACGCGGTGGCACTCGGATGACCCGGCTGGGCGCATCCTGCCAGAGGATTGGGACGGGCAATCGGGCGCGTTCTACGGGCGTGATGGCCGTTGGTGGGAGGTGATCTGCCTGCCTGCTATAGCAGACCGTGACGACGACCCGCTGGAGCGCGCGATAGGCGAAACCCTGTGGCCGGAATGGTTCAGCCACGAGCATTGGGCGCCGTTTCAGCGCAACACGCGGACGTGGACTAGCCTTTACCAGCAGAAGCCGACCGCGGATGAAGGGACGTTCTTCAGGACAGACTGGTTCAAGCGCTTTAGCCTCGCCGACCGCCCGACCGCACTCAACATCTACATGACCAGCGACCATGCACCCGGCGGAAC